CTTCGCCTACATGTACAAGGTATTCGTCACCACTTCTGTGCAACTTCTGTCCAACATGGACCGGAAGGGGCAGTTGTTCATGCTGGGGTCACTTTGGATTCTGACTGGTCTGCAAGGCCTGCCCTTCGCAGAAGACCTCGAAGATGTCATCGACACCATCGCGCAGACCCTGAAGATTCCGGGGTGGCAGGGTGCCCGCTACGAGTCAGCACAGATGCTGGACAGTGTGTTCCCCGGGATGTCGCCCGTCCTTATGCAGGGACTTGTCAACCAGTTCGTGCCCGGCGACGTGGCCGCTAAGACCTCGCTCGGCGACTTGCTGCCGGGTTCAGGTGCTCTTATTGCCGGGGCCGATCCATGGCGGTCCGCTATGGAAATTTTTGGTCCCGCTGCAGGAATGATTGGTGCTACGGGAACCTTCGCCAAAGCCGCAATCTCGGCTCCATTCACCGCCACTGTGGATGCACAAGACGTACTCCGCGAGTCTCCGGTCACCATGATGCGGGCGGCAGGTGACGTCTACACCTACATACAGAACGGCGCGGTCGTCGACCGTCGGGGCTACGTCGTCTCGCCAGACATGAACGCCGGCATCGTACTGGCCCGAGTACTAGGGTTCTACCCAGTCGCTCCCTCCCGTGAGTACGAGATGATCGGCATGGCCAAGCGCATAACCGACTTCCAGCGAGAGCAGACCACAGCCTATAGGGTTGGATGGATCAGGGCCATGATGGAGGGCGACAGGGCGCGAGCGCGTGAGATAGAACAGGAAGTCGCCACGTGGAACGCAGGGTCCAAGGGCACTGGTCTGGAGATCAGGGACTTCGTCAAGAACTCCCAACGTGCCCTCAAGGAGGCGCGGCGCCCAGTCATGGAGCGGACGCTACGGTCCGCCCCCGATGCCGCCGAGCGTGATCTGCGGAACATGATGGAACTCATGTCGGTCAATTAACTGAGCGCAACTGGCCCAGCGTCATCGCCTCCGGCCGAGCATCCTCGTTCTCCAAGAGGGTGCGGAGTCGGTCGTGGGCGATGTTAATCCCCAGCACATAGGTCTGTGGTAACCTGAGCTCTGGGATGCCACGGCCGAGGATGGCCTTCTTGGATGCCGGTGTTGCGTCGATGTTGTCCGTCACAAGGGTGTCGCCGAACTTCTTCCAGTCGCCGCCCCGGCTTGCCATCCACTTGCGCAGGTGCGCCCTGTCGAGCAGCAGGATGCCACGGTCGTTCTTGGCGTTGAGGGTCTTGCGGTACAGGTCGAAGCGCACGCGCACCTCCGCCCGTGGCAGCCTGAGTGCGTCATAGATGGGCAGGTCACTGCCATCCACGTGTGACACGATGACGGTCGCTGCCCGCATCTCGTTGAGGTACTCACCGAGGAGATCGAACTCGTCGATCTTGGATGCGCTGATGCTGCGGCGGGTCATGCCAGCCTGCTCCAGCGCGTAGTTTGTGGCGGGGACGTAGTCGTAGGTGACCCACCCACGCTCCTTGGCGACCTTGTTCATCAGATCAGCCAGCACAACCATGACCTCCCAGTACCGCTCCTCCCCGCTGAACCTGACCTTGTACTTCTTCTCGAAGGCAACCATGTGGTCGGCGATCAGCTTCTCGGTCGCGGCCGCGCCCAGCTCCACCAGCCACTGCAGGATCAGCAGGCCGACGTGGCCATAGTTGCGGGTCACCGTATCGTAGAACTTGCGCCCAACATCGGTGCTCTTGGTGAAGATGTCCGCGCTCTCCAGCGACAGCTCCAACATCCGCGCCATCTGGGCGTCAGTCTCGAAGGTCGCCGACAGCAGTTTGCCGCTCATGGGGCGGTTGGTGGAGAGGGTCACAGGTGCTGCCCATGTGCGCGGATCACGCTCCTCGACGCGGGCGTTGAGGCGACTCTTGTCCCGGCCCTGCGTCACGCCGTAGATGAAGTCGCCGACCTCCTTGTCGGGCATCATGGTCGTCTCGTCGATGGTCATGGGGAGGTTGTTGTAGAACGACAGTCGGGTGAACAGGGCGTTCTGTGTGTACTTGGACTGGAAGTGCAACTCGACTGGGTTGCCCCACACTGACTGCATGGCCAGCTGGGCCAGTGACTTGCCGCTGCCCGTCGGGCCGTAGAGCGAGAGCACGCCACCCTTCAGGCCGGTGAAGTTGTAGAGCGGGGCCGACATGGACACACCCATGGCGAAGATGTGGGCGTTGAGTCCGGCCAACTCCATCAGCTTGGTGACCTTGAGCCACTTCTCGTGGGTGCCCTTGGTGCCATACATCCCTGTGCTGACCCGCTGGACTGCCGAGGAGAGGACCACATCCTCCACCACGACTTGTCCGGCTTCGTCCTTCCTGACCTGCTTGTCGCCTATGACGAACAGCGTGTCCTCCTCCTTCCACCCGAGCGAGGTGTAGAGGTTGGTGGTAGTCCGGAGTTTGCGGAGCTCATCCATGTATGCACGCAGCATGTACTGAAACCTTTCGGTCAGACCTTTGAACGGGAGTACGATCCCTTGGTCAGCGATGGCAGTAGGGAACTCCCGGTTCCCGTCGGCGAGGTAGGCTTGGCGAAACTTGATCTCCTGCCACCCCTTGTGCGGCCGCTTCCAGTGGAACCGCACCACCTCGTAGCCCAGAGCCTCGTCCTTGCCGTAGCTCACAGGGTACAGATCGAAGGGCACGACCTCGATGTCGGTCTCGTCGATGGTCTGGGCAAGGCCACCGGCCTTGGTGCGCTTGAACCCTTGCGGCAGCGGGACTTCATTGGCGACGACGTCGATGACGTCTGCAGCGGGGCCCTCGGCCTCGGCCATCTTGCGGCCGATCTGGCAGGGCGTGGTGATCTTGCCGGCATAGGGGCACTTCTTGCAGCCGCTCTCGCGCAGGTCCTTGAACTTGGCACAGGTGGTTGGGCCTGTCGCCCGGCCACGCCACTGCTCGATCTTCAGGATGGTCTTGGGGTAGTCGTAGCCCGGGTGCTGGTCTGACCACGCAACGGCAGTCCCCTCCGGGTCGTCACAGAAGGCGGCGATCCCGAGCAGCGCGTACCAGAAGGGCTCCTCCACATCGGTCTGGTTGTTCGCTGCCCATCGGACCTGAGCGCATCCTCCAACTATGTTCCCTGCAACAGCAGGCTCGTACTCCATGCCGGACCCAAGCGATGCCGTGATGCTGGACACAGGCTTGGCCTGCGCAGCGAAGCCCCGCTTGACGGGGACCTTGTGCATGAACTGGGCCAGAGCCGACCGCATGCTGCCGGGGTCGTTGTCCGGTGCGTCCTTGATGAGCGCCACCTCGGCCCCGTTCTTCGGGTTGTGAGTGCCCACGGGGCGCAGCACACGGGCGCTGTCAGCTGTGACAGCTGCGTCGATCTCAAAGCCGTGGTGCTTGGCACACTCCTTGAGCGCGTCGGCCAGAGGCTGCCAGTCTGCAGGCGCAAGCGCCACGGTCAGTGGCCAGTACACGTGCAGACCGCGGCCTGAGTTGACGATCATGGGGGGAGGCAGGGCGCTGGCCTTGAGGAAAACCTTGAGGGCCTTGGCACCCTCGCGCTGGTCGGCGAAGGGCTTACCCTCGCCGCAGTCGATGTCGATGAACAGGGACTTGGTCAGTTCGACGTTGCTCTGTTTGCGGTTGCCCGCTTCGACGAACGAGGACATTGCGTAGTAGACGTTCCCACCTGCGATGTCGATCCGGATGACGGCATTGGCCAGCGCGTCTATGGTTTCATACGATTTCTGTGCGCGTCTGTCTGGATTTATGACCGTGGCGACATAGTAACCGGTGTCCGGAAGGACCCGGCCGAAGAACTCTATTGTGTCCATTTCCCTACCCTGCTCGGTTGAATGGGGGCCCGAGCCCCCATCCCTACACTACCCGGATCAGTTTTTGTAGCTCAATGAGCCGGTCGTCCTGATCCATTGCCACGACGGCGGGCGTCGGCCACGCGTGTTCCACCATAACACGCAGAAGGTCTTTCAAAATAGCCCGCGTCTTGGTGACGGTCCGCTCGGCTGGGCGCCCCACACTTTTCCAGTTGTAGTAGGTTACCCGGGATATACCGAGTAACCTTGCCATCTGAGTATGCGTGAGGAGCATGTGCCTACGGAGCGCGTCGATCTTCTCGAACGTGACCCCCTTAGGCTCAGTCGTCTGCATCCATATCCTCCATCAGGGACGCGATCTCGTCCGCCAGAGATGTTGCCCCCTTCTCCACCTTGGGTGCTGCTGCAGCGGGCTTGGCGGCGGGCTTGGCGGCTGCCTTCGGCTTGGGTGCCGGGGCTTCTGCCTTCTCCACTGCAGCCGGTGCTGCCTTGGCACCGAACCCACGCTTGGGTGCAGGCGCTTCTTCCCGCTCCGGCTCCGGCTCTGGTGGGGGCGCGACCTTGGCGGCGGCCTTCGGAGCTGCCTTCGGCTTGGGTGCCGGGGCTTCCTCCTCGGGGGCGGCAGCGACCTTCTCGCCCGTGATCTCCATCACCTTGTCTGACCCGAACAGCTCCTCCACTGCAGAGTACTCGTCCGCCTCAAGGAAGCCGCCGAACTTGAACGCAAGCTTGGGGAAGCTGGCATCAGTGTCGAAGGTCACGACAGTCTTGACCGCCTCAACCGGGATGCCACGGACCGACAGCTCCTTCTGGTAGGATGCCAGACCCTTGAGCGCAGCAGGGGTGATCTGCAGCAGGTACACCGGCCCGGTCGGGTCGTTCGAGGCGACGACAGCCAGACGCTTCTGGTCAGCGCAGGCTTTGATCTGCTGACCCATCGGCGTGATCTTGGAACCCCAAGCGTTCATGGGGCAGCCGGCGCAGGTGTCGTTCTGGGGGCCGGTGCTGTCAGCGGCAGGCCGCACGCCATCCAAGGAGTAGCAGTCGGGCGAAGCGGGCTCAGCATCGGGGGTCCACTGCTTTGCGTAGTACGTCTTCGACAGACGGGGGTTGGCACCCACGACGACGACCGACAGCTTGGTGTCTTCGAGTACGGTCTCGGTCCCGCCTTCGACGATGCGGAAGCGCGAGCCCTTGATGGAGATGCGCGGGTACTCCGCGCCGCCTCCCAGCCCGCCGGCCAGAGCAGCCGACAGAGCAGAGGGTTGGCCTACCAGACGTGCGAGGTGGGCCGGAATTTGGATATTGGTTGGTACGATGTTGCTCATGGTTTCCTCTCTGAGCTTTGGGTTAGTCAGTCTTCGGACGACGCCTTGCGGACGTTGATCCCGATCTTGCTGCCATAGGTGATGCCCGGCGGGACGTCACCAGTCTCATCCATGTGTGCCCGGACCGCGGTCTTGGACACACGCTTCTCCAGCATGTCGAACGCATCGTTCTCCTTGATGAACGTGAGCACAGCATCCCAGTCAGCGACATTGGCGAAGTCCGTGGTGGTCACGAACGCAGTGCCGGCGGTGGTCTTGAAGGATGTCACGCCATCCTCACCCGCCTTCTGCATCAGCCACGACTCCAGCATGGTCATCTTGGCCTTGATGTCCGCGACCTTGTCCTTGGTCTCGTTCTCTACGGCTTCCTTCTTCCTCCGAAGTTTGAGGTAAGTCTCCACCACCTGCTCGACCGTGAAGCTCATTCCAGCCTCCATACCCGGACGCCAGTCTGGTCGCCCTTCTCCGCCTTGGACGTCACGAACCGGCCGCCGTAGCGCGTGTTCGCCCGCTTGCAGAGTGCGGACATCTGTGTGGTGTCCTTGTTGGCGACGAAGAAGCTGTCGCCCTTCTCCAACTGGTCAAACGGGTACTTCCACCGCACGTTCTTCTGCGGCAGCGGTACATCCTTCTCGATCTCAAACGACATGTCACTCCTTTCCCATCTGGGCTATCAGGTCCAGCAGCACACCCTGTAGCTTCTGCTTATTCTGCAGTCGCTCATAGATGCGGTGCTCTACCTCGGTTGCTTCTATATGAACTACGTTCGACACATGTCTCTTACCGATGCGTTCGACGCGGCCATTCGCTTGAACATACTGTTCGTTACTGGTTATAGGTCCGTACCATACAACGGTTGACGCTGCTGTCAAGGTCAATCCATGCGCCATTGTTGCAGGATGTGCGATAAGTATGCGCGGGTCACGCGCGTTCTGAAAGTTGTGGAAGATGTCGTTGCGCTTGGATGACGACACCTCACCGTTGACGACGGCCACGGTCCAGTGCTTGGACAGCTCACGCTCCAGCATGCGCAGCGTGCCGGTCAGCGGGACGAACAGGATGACCTTCTCCCCTGCCTCCTCGATGACCTCCTTGACCGCGTTGATGCGTGGCGCGCAGTCCAGCTCCAGTCTCTCGCCGTGCTCGCCGTAGGCCACGCCCAGTGCGATCTGAATGAGCTTCTGCGCCTTGACCGCCTCGTTGACCGCCGTGATCGTGCCGCCCGCAACCTCGGTGACCAGCTGCTTGACCATCTGCTTGTAGTGCTTGGTCTGCTCTGCGGTCATCTCCACCTTGCGGGTCTGGATGACGGTGTCCGGCAGGTCCAGACAGTCCTCCCGGGTGAAGCGGATGGATGGCTGGAGCACGTGCTTCACAATATCCACGCTGTCCGGGCGGGGCACAAACTTCCACTGGCCGATCTTGGTCATGACCTGCTCTCGGAAACCTGTGTAGCTCTTGGACATGTGCGGGCTGTTGACCAGCTTGGCCAGTGCCCATGCGTCCGTCGGCTCGTTGGGGGTGGGGGTGCCGGTCATCAGCCACAGGTTCAGGTCGGGCTGCACCTGCAGCCAGCGGTAGAACTGTTTGAACCGCCGGGTCGACGGGTTCCTGTAGACCGCTGCCTCGTCGATGATGACGAGGTCGAACTTGTCCAGCGCCTCCTTGGCGATGATCGGGAAGCCATCGTGGTTGATGATGTAGAAGTCCGCCTCGGTGTTCAGCATCTTGATGCGCCGCTTGGCATCGCCATAGAGGGTGACCGACTTACGGTGGTAGAACTCCTTGAACACGGCGTCGCCCCACACACGTTCCAGCGTGGACAGCGGCGACAGGATCAGCACCTTCTTGATGACGCCAGCATTCATGAGGAAGTCGGCCGCCCACAAGGCGCTGACCGTCTTGCCTGTGTTGCCCGTGGCGAAGATGCACCCGTTGCGCCGCAAGATCAGGTACGTGCTCGGCACCATGAAGCAGTACTTGAAGCCGTCCGTGGATGGGACGCACTCCATAGAACGCAGGCGTCGGCCACCCGTGGCCCCTAGAATGCCTACGCTGCCGCGCTTGGTGGTACTCACGCCCACCACGTACTCGATCGCGCTGCGTTCCTTCCTCTCGTAGGTCTGCAGCCGCGCGGTGTAGCCGCACGCAGCGAAGGCGTACTGGACGAAGTCCGCGCTCTCCTTGGTAGAGGTGAAGAACTCCACCCGCGGCTTGTTCTCCCGCACAGTCCCGTCCCAGTGCGGCACTTCATCGGCGATGACCCGCAGCTGGTGTAGCGTAGCCTGCCAGAATTGTGGCCCGAACACCTTGGTTCTGAGCGGCGGCATGAAGGACAACTTGTGAAACCCTTCGGGGGCACACTCCCTGTAGCTGTACGGGATGTGGGCAGCATCCAGCAAGTCGCGCAGCCTGTCCTTCTTGCGCTGCTTTTTGACGCGGACATAGCAAAGGTTGCCGCCTTCCGGGATATACCCATCAGCGATCGCTGCCACCATCACACGCAACTGTGCGTCGGTCAGCGACAGCCCGACCCCGCCCGGCACGGCGAATGTCGTAGGGATGGCAGCGTCCGAGAACCCGACCCGGTCTGCGGACTTCTGCACCCGGTCGCCGCCAACCCAAGCATCATGGCGGTGCAGGAGCTCCACGGCCGTCGTAGTTTCGACCTTGGCCGCATTCGTCTTGGACTGCAGCAGCACCCTGTGCTCTGGCGACAGCATCTGATCGATACCATAGCGGGTCTTCAGCCTGACCATGGTGTCGCATGGCAGCTTTACGAATTGCGGCTCGGCAACAAAGTCAATCCGCTTGGTGTCTGGCCAGTACTGCGCCACCGCCCCACCTTCGTAGTCGGCAATACGCTGCCACCCTGTCGGAGACAGGTACTCCGTATCCGCGTCCACGCAGCCAATCGAGTTCAGCACAAGGCAGCGCTTGTGCAGAGTAAGGAAGTCGGCCGTGGATTTCTGGTGGTCGTAGGGTG